CAGTTGTGATGAGATCCAGAACTACTGGTTGTTTTATTAAAATTGCCTGTTTGCCTACCATAAGGTTCTATAATAACTCCTGGATCTTGTTCTGGCGGTATTTCAACATCTTCAACTCTATCATCAGCCTTTAATGTTTCTACTTCTTCTTCAGTAAGTGCATAGTGTGTATTTCTTACATTACCAGGTCTTTGATCAACTACGTCAACTGTACGATTAGGAATAGCACCAGCACCTGTTGATGCTTTCATTTCTGCATCAAACTGATCTATATCAACGCCTGCTTTTACAGTTACAACGTATTCTTTTTCCATTAATTTAAGTCTACCCAACTTCCATTTGCATAACCCTGAAATTTATTTGTATCAGTGTTATAAATCATATCACCATTTAAAGGCGTACTAATTGCATTTCTTTGTGCCGTAGTAAATGTTGCTAGTCTAAATGGTGTTTGATTAGTAACTTCTACTCTGTCTGTTGCTTCCATTGTAAGTGTGTTACCACTATCAAATGCTACGCTACCTGTACCAGTGACTGTCAATGCACTTGTTGTAACATCAGTAAATGTTGCACTACCACCAGCACCTGTTGATGCATCTACTCCTGGTGCCCATTCTGTTCCATTCCATTTTAGAACTTCTCCTGTACTTGGTGCTGTACTGCTTACATCATTCAGCCCACCTAATGTAGTAGCACCACCACCTCCGCCAGACTGTGTTACCCATGCATAATCAGTGCCATTCCAACTTAGTACCTGTCCACTTGATGCAGTGCTTTTGTTTAGATGTTGATCTATAGTATTATCTACACTGGCAGTGGTTGCTACAGTTACACCACCAACACTTAGGTTTCCACCTGAAACACTAAGCTCTGTTCCATCCATGTCAATAGTTGTACCACTAAGATATAAGTCTCTCCAACGAGCACTTGAACTACCAAGGTCCTGTGTACTATTATTCTGAGGTATAACATTGCCTGTAATATTGCCATTGAGTAATGTATTAACTCCTGCGGCATTTAAATAACCTGCATCATTTGTAAATGCACTTACAATAGTAGGTACTGTTACACTAGGTCTATTAGTTAATGCATAATAATCACCACTTAGTGCTACTGATGCTAAATTTGCAGTAGGAGTAAATGCACTCAAGTCAGGTGGTGTGTATGTAAATGTGCCTGTAGTACCATTATATTGTAATGATGGATTTTGGCTTGCGTTTGCGGTAGTAACACTAATTGCTCCTAAATTTACAGCACCGCCTGCACTAGTTGTAGTTGAACCTGTATCTGCTAGATTTGTTGTTGCACTAGGTGGAGTATGAATAATCTGTCCTGAAGTACTTAATCCTGCCAGTCCTGGTTGTGTAGGATATTGTGTAAAGCCACTGCCCTGACTTGTTTGTGTATTACCTTGTACTAAGTTATTTGTAAATCCAATAGTTCTTCCACAATAATCAAATACAGGAGTCTGTGCTTCTATATCTGAAACTGGATTGCTTTCTGCTTCTAACTTAGCAATTAGTTCTGGCTCTAGCAGATAATGGAAAATGTTGTTACCTTGTCCATCAACCTCGTATGCTTTTAAGTTATCATAATTTGCCTTTAAATTATTTGCAATTCCATGTGTAGTTGCAAAAGTTAAGTTTTCAGGATCAATACCAACACCTACACCAGTGTTTACTCTATCAGTTGTTGCAAAAGTACTTCCGCCTTTTCCTCCAGGTCCTGTTTCTGTTGATCCCCTACCAAAGTTATTTTCAAACTCAATAAGGTTTTTCATATCATTTTTAAAAGCGTTTAAGTCTGCAACGAATCCATTAATTGTTGCTTGTGGTAAATTTGCTAAGTTACTTAAATTATTTTGTATTTGTCCTAAAATTCCACCATTAAAAATAGGACTAAAATTTCCTGAACTGTCAATACAACCACCAATATCACTATCAGCCATTGAGCCTAAATTATCAAGTAAACGTTTTCCTTCACCAGTGAAACTACCAAACATATCACCTAATACATTAGGAATAGCTCTTGGTATAACTGGTGTACCACAGAAATTAATCATATTAGCAACGGCCGCAAATTCAGCTACTGCGGCATTCATACGATTTAAAACGTTTTCAATATCTGTATGTGCAGTAAATTCTTCAAGTGCGGCTTCTGCTTCATTTAGAGCAGTATACAAATCAGCAAGACCGCCTTGCCAATTTATACCAGCATTATTAAGTAATCTACCTAAGTTTGCTTTTAAACAAATTTGTACGTTTGGGAGTTTTAATCCATTACCAGCAAGCAAACTACAAATTAGTTCTCGCATAGTAAAACTAGATTCAGTCGTTGTAACTTTACCAGTCAAAGGATCTACAGTTGCACTTGTAGGTACACTTACTGTTCTATTAAGATATTCGTTTGCGTCTGCTAAACCACCTGCAAAGTCTGTCATTTATCCTCCAATATAAACGTTTGGGCTACCACTAGTTGCATTAGGCGAACAATGTGAACCTCCTGGAATAGGACATTTTTTATCTGGGCCTGCATCGTTGCCATTAACTACAACAAGTATATTGCCTATAAAGACATTAGGATTGGCCGCATTTAAACTTCCTGCGCCATGGCTGTTAGGATTTCCATCTACACTTGTAATACGATTATTCGTAAAAACGTTAGCACAGGCGGCTTTTGTGACTGCACCACACTTACGGGAGTCGCCATCTCTATGTACTTCAGGCATTATTGTGCTACCTTTCTATGAAATGCAATAGTATTTTGCCAATATATAATAGTATTTATCGTATGAATTAGCTTGTCATCCATTGCACATCCACTATTCCTATAATTTACACCATTTCTAAATGCATCTAAATCAATAATTTTAATAGAATGATCCTGTGTTACAACCATATTATATGGAGTAAAATCAGAATACCAAAAGTCAGGGTAACTATTATTAAGTTCTTCAATAAGTTTTCTATGCTCTAGGCATGCCTGTAATGCATCAGATAAAACGTAATATACTAATTCTATATTTTCAGATGTCACTGATTTAGTACCAAAATTTTGTAAGATTATATGGACAAAATCATGTAAAGGTTTTGGATTATCTAGCCATTCATGCTGATATGTATGACTATCTATATAATCATACAAATCTGTATAAATCTTACTTGAATTGGTAATTTGTTTTGCTAAATTATATTCTGCTCTGGACCATTCAAAATCTATAGTTTTAGTTGCTTTGTTACCATCAACTATAAACTTTGTCATTGCACAACTTTAATACCCGTAGTGCTTTGCATATATGTGTCCTGAGTATCTTTTGCAGTTTTTACAATGCAAATGATATTGGTAAACAGTAATCTAATTTTTGCATCCTGATCAACTGTAAACATAAATGGAGCAAGCCCTGCTCCATTTTCTCCAGCCACTAACATTAATGGCTTTTTAACTTCTATGTGATCTTTATGTGCTTTTATAAAGCGAGCAACCATTTCCTCGCCTGAACTAAGTTTAATACTTACCACATCATTCTGTTTATATGGACTTTCAATAATCATATGATTCTCCTAAAATGAATGGCCTGTTCCGTTATATCCTGTGTTTTCTATATAATTTAACAGAGCCTCGTATCCGCCAATCTTTTCCTTGTTTACAATAATTTGTGGAAACGTTCTTGCACCTGGGAAGTTTTCCATTATTTCTTCTCTGTCAAAGTCTGTTCCAAATTCTTTATAAACATACGGATAGTTGTATTTTTCGCAAAATGCTTTTGCCTTCATACAAGATGGGCAAGCAGGCTTGCCCCAAATCTCAATGCTCATATAGCTCTCCTATAGTGACAATCCACTAAACGTCTTATCGTCGACGTCCTGTTTTGTTCCTCCGATTACATATGAACTAATTTCTGTTTCCTGTGGTGCGACTTGTACTTCTGCACCACTAATCCATTTTTGTGTCCAAGGTAGTGGATTTGCCTGTGTTGTAGTATATGGACATTTTAATCCGAGAGCTGTCATACGTTTACAACAAATCCATTCAATATAGTCATGTAATAGTTTTGCATTTAAACCAATCATTGAACCACCAGCAAACAAATAGTCTGCCCAATCCTTTTCTTGTTCTACTGCATCTACAAACATTTTTGTTACTTCGTCTTTACACTCCTCAGAAATCTTAGCAAAATCTGGATCTTCTTTTGTTAGCACTTTAGTAATCATATATTGCGTACTACCCAAATGCACATTCTCATCACGTGCAATAAGTTTGATAATTTTTGCATTTCCTTCCATTTTCTTTAGTTCAGCAAATGCCCAACTACAAGCAAATGAAACATAGAAACGAACACCTTCTAAAATGTTAACACTGTTAAGTGCTAACCAAACTAATTTTTTAAGTTGATATTTGTCAACAACAACTTTCTTTCCATTGACTGTATGTGTTCCTTCACCAAGCAATTGATAGTACATGCTTGTTTCAATTAGATCATCATAGTATTTTGTAATATCATCTGCACAATCTAAAATTTGTTCAATTTCCATCATCTCATCAAAAACTTTACTTGGGTTAGAATATATATTTCTAATGATATGTGTATAACTTCTACTGTGGATTGTTTCACTAAATGTCCATGTAGTAATCCAGTTTTCTAATTCTGGCAAACTTACAATAGGATTGAAACTTTCTGCTGGAGCTCTACCCTGTACACTATCAAGTAAGATTTGACGTTTCAAGTTACTTGTGAATATATGTTGTTCGTGTTCTGTTAAATCTTTAAAGTCTTTTGCATCTTTAAAAATATCTACTTCTTCTGGTCTCCAAAAGAAGCCTAATTGTTTATCTGTTAATTTGTCAAACTGTTTCCATTTAAGGGTATCATACCTTTGCATTCCTAGATCTCCATCAAGAAATGATAGATTAGCAGTGTGAGCTTTTTCTGGTTTTACATTTAATACAGCCATTTTAGTTCTTTCCTTTTATATTGTACATGCTTCACATTCTTCGTCGTCTGCCTCTGATGGCGCCAATGCTGGTTGTTCCTCATCTTTGAACTCCATTTCGCCTTGTCCATCGTAGGTATTAAAGTAATACAGTTGCTTGCCTCCATACTTATAAAACATAATAAGATGTTGCAACATAGTACTCATTGGAATCTTTTCATCTTCAAAGTGTTGTGGATTGTAACTTGTATTTACAGAAATACCTTGATCTATGTATTTTTGTAAAACAGCCATAATCTTTAAATAACCTTCTGGAGATTTCTGTTCCCATAATAAGTCGTATGCATTTTTCATGCGAGGGTAGCCAGGTACTACTTGCTTTAGCACTCCGTGTTTGCTTTGTTTTACACTTACAAAAGCACGTGGAGGCTCTATTCCATTTGTACTGTTTGATATCTGTGCAGACGTTTCTGCTGGCATTAGTGCCATCAGAGTACTGTTTCTGATACCAGTTTCAGCTAATTGTTTGCGTAAACCTTTCCAGTCCATACGTTCTTTGTGTGGTACTAGTTCGTCTACTTCTTTCTTATATGTAAGGTTAGGTGTTATACCATGTCCATACTTTGTTTCTTTGTTGCCACTAATTGCTCCTTTTTCAACTGCCAAATCAGCACTTGCTTTGATCAAATAGTAACTCCATGCTTCTGCCCATTCATCAACTAATTCTAAATTAGGATCCTGATAATTTGTACCATGCTTTGCTAACCAATATGCAAAGTTAATAATACCAATACCCAATGGGCGTCTTTTCATTGTACTCATTTCTGCCGCCTTTACAGGATAATCTTGATAATCCAATAATGCATCTAATGCTCTAACTGCAAGAGTACAAGGTTTTTCTAAATCTTCAGGGGACTTAATATTACCCCAATTAATAGCACTCAATGTGCATAAACTAATTTCACCGTCAGGATCATTTACATCATTTAACGGTTTAGTAGGCAAGTTAATCTCACAACATAAATTACTTTGTCTTACAGGTGCTTCTGTTTCAATAAATGAACCATGTGTATTTGCATGATCAACATTCATTAGATATACACGACCTGTATTTTTACGTTCTTCCATAAACATTGCAAATAATTCACTTGCACGTATAGTTTTCTTCCTTATAGAATTGTCTTTTTCTGCCGCTTCATATAATTCTTTAAACTTATCGCCATCATTAAAAAATGCATCAAATAATCCAGGCACGTCATGTGGAGAAAATAATGTGATGTCGCCACTAGTAAGTAATCTTTCATACATAAGTTTGTTAAACTGGATTCCATAATCCATATGTCGTACTCTATTATCTTCCGTACCTTTGTTATTTTTAAGCACAAGCAAGTCTTCAACTTCATAATGCCAAATAGGATAATATAGTGTGGCCGCTCCACCACGTACTCCACCTTGACTACACGATTTTACTGCACTTTGAAACATTTTGTAAAACGGAATAACTCCTGTATGTGTAGCATCTCCCTTACGAATTGGAGAACCAATGGCACGAATAGCGCCTGCACCAATACCGATACCTGCTTTCTGTGAAACATATTTGACTATAGATGACGAAGTTGCGTTAATACTGTCTAAACTATCATCAGTTTCAATAAGAACACAAGAAGAAAACTGTCTTTGTGGTGTTCTCAATCCTGCCATAATAGGTGTAGGTAAACTAATATCAAAGTTACTAATAGCATTGTAAAAATCTTTTACCCAACGCATTCTTTCTTCTTTAGGATATTTGCCAAATAGTGTAAGTGCAATCATCATATATGCTACCTGAGGTGTTTCATATACAATACCTGTTGCTCTATTTTGTACTAGATATTTTCCACGGAATTGTTCCATTCCTACATATGAGATATTTTCGTCACGCGAATGATTAATAAAACTGTTAGCCTGATCAATCTCTTCTAATGAATAATTTTCTAATACCTCTGAATCATAAAAACCTAGTTTAATATTTTTGTTAATAATATCAATAAGTGGCCATGGCTCATATTGATCATAAATCATTTTGCGTAGATGATAGTTAATTAGTCTACCTGCAACCCATTGATAGTTTGGTGTATCTTCTGTAATTAGATCAGCGGCCGCCTTAATAAGAGTTTCTTGAATATTACTACTACTAATACCATTATAAAACTGTAAATGGCTTCTTATTTCTACTTCACTTGCACTTACGCCAGTAATGTTTTCACAAGCAAAAAATACAACCTTATGCATTTTTTCTAAATCTAAAGACTCGCTTGCTCCGTCCCTTTTCTTAACTACTATATCACTCATATTTTCTCATCCTAATGTAACTTGTATTTAAGACGATCGTATCGTCTTTAACCTTGTTTATAATAAATCTTTGGGACCATATCTGTCTAGCACGTTACAGTTTACTAGTGCAGATTTTTTGTCTACTTGTCCATAAGTATAACCTAAAACATAGGTTTTGTCAACTAAAACAATAAGTCCCAAAAAACTAATTTTGTTATCTTGCACAAGCATCACTTCGCAATCGACATCTGCTAGTTGCAAACTATAAGCCATTGCTAATGCAATGGCGTTTTCGTCCATATCTCCTGCATATAATAAGTCCCACGGATCTGGCCATAGTGTATTATCATATACATCAATAACTCTACTGCTTAATGGTGCAGTTTTAAACCAGTCTACAAGTTCTTGTAAACTATCTTCCAAATTTTCTTTGTCTATGCTTTGCCTAAAGGATCGCCATTTTTTCAGACGCTCAGTAGGCGGTGCCATCCACTGTGTCATTTTGTTTTATACTGATTTCCAGTTAGTAATTACGTAGGACATTTCTGAAGCATCTGTTGCGGTATGTTGCAAATTAAATACTCCACTTGCTACAACACCCGAAAAAACATTATCTAAATCAGTACTAGTAGGATCAACACTTGTAATAAATTTATCCTCTAAAATACTTGTGTTTCCTGTTGCATCAATGCTAATACTTATAACGCCTTTACGTCTACCTGTATTGTTTTTCAGTATATATTGTATATCAACATAATCATAATTTGAACCATCAATAGCAATACCAACATTTGTAGCAGACCCAGCCGCCGTTAATGTTCTATTGTCAGGAGATTGTTCTAATCCACTACCTGGTGAACTTGTGATTATCTCTGTATTATAATAAACTTTTACACTGGTGCCACTTGCGGGTGCAGTTGTGAATGTAATTGAGGAATCTTGCGTTGTATAATCAGTGCCATTTTGTTGTAACGTTTCAGTTGTCCCATCATCTAGATAAACTGCATACGTAAGTTTGTTTCCAAAATCTAATGTTGCATTGTTATCCGTTGTTCCATCTGAATCAGTATCAATCCCACTAAATGTGAATATTGTAGTTGTGCCATCTCCTGCTTGTGGTGTTGGCGGAACATTACCAATATAAAGTCTAGACACATCTGTTGCATAACCAAATTCGCCTGGTTGTAAAATTGGTAGGTCTGCTAAATTACCTTGTCTAACTTTTATTTGTGCTACTACTGATGCCATAATTATTTCCTCATTATATACTATTTATGCTAGTTCATAAAATTCTTGTAACCTTGTTGCCCATTTTGTTTCCCAATCTGTGAATTCTTTTTCATCAACTTCAAATAATTGAAACTGTCCTTCTCTACTACACATAAAGATTGCAATTTTCTCTATCTTTGTTTCATACAATTCATTATGGGCCAGTGCATAGGCCGCACCTTGCATAAAATAGTCATCAATCCATTCACGCTTTTTAGGTTTATTGGTTTGTTTAAAATCCATAATGGTTGGTTTGCCTTTATATACACCAACCAAATCAGTTGTACCAGCATACAGTTGTGGATAACATAAATTAACTTCACTACCCCATACTTCGTCTATATCACTTTGCACATTTTGCTTAATAATATCAGCCATTGTTTCAGATAGGATAGTAGTTTCACCTGTATAGGTTTCATTTTTTACCCAGTATTCAAGTATGGCATGCATACGTGAACCATTATCTGAGGCTTCTGTGACTATGCGTTGTGCTTCCTTTTCGCCAACACGTTTTTTCCACCTATTAAGAGCGTCCCTCTTTTCTTTTGGCTTTGTCTTATCAAGAATTGTTGTAACACTAGGGACAGGATCCCCATACGGATTTTCGTATAATCTTTTGCCATTTACGCTCTTACGTTTAAATTGTTGATATGGATAGGGTGAAGTTATTTTTAACATTTTTATATATTACACTCATTATGTTGTTAAGTCAAGTAGTCTTTTACAATTGGTAGGATATATTTTTTTAAAATTAACGTATGTCCTTTTGCAGTTTGATGGTTATCATCTGGCAAAATAGTGTAACCTAATTCATACCAATGTTTTTCGTTTGCTGTTACATTATTAAAAGGTTGTGGGAAACATTGCCAAGCGTTCTTCTGATCTCTGTAATTATAACTTATAATTACAACTTTTGGGTCTAGTGCCATATTTTCATACCACTTATTACTTGCATCCATCATAAGATTATTGGTTGTTACATATGGGTGCATTTCTTTACATATATTAAAAATTTTATGCCAGTGTGGTATAGCAGATTTTTTACCCCAATCATCTAAAAATGTTTCTCCAGTCCAACTACAAACTCCCATGTTTGTATGTACAATGCTATAATTTTTACCACGTTGCCATACGTTCCATTCTAAATAAGGATCGTCTTTAAGATTGAAAAATACATTTCTTCTTTGTGCATGAGTCCTTTGTAATATGATTAGTTCAGCCCACTGATAGCATTCATCAAAACATAGTCTATGGAAATCAGTGCCTGATCCTGACTTAGCGTAATTTCTAAATTCATGTTGTGGATACATTTCAGCAAGTTGATATGTCCAACTGCCTTTGTTTATTTGTTCATCTGTATTGTAATTAGTTCTTGATTCGTAATCAGAGTAACTACAGCCAATAATTGCAATTCGCATTTACCAACTTATATCCCACTGAAATGTTTGGTTTGTGGCTGGGTTGGTGCTACGTTCAATTCTATATCCTAAGTCTTGAAAGTATCTTACAATGTAATCCATTTGAGTTTTA